TTATGGCGGCGCTGGCCGTGAGCCTGCTGCCTGTGATTGGCGCGTTTATTCTTGACACGGTGCTTCCTGCTATTTTGAGCGGCCTCGGCTCGCTGATCGTCGCGGTCATCTCGGCCATCGGTGCATGGCTTGTTCTGCTGCTGGCGGTGCTGGCCTCTATCGCGGCGGTCATCATCAATTATCTGGTGACCCACTGGGACGAAATCAAACAGAACTTTTCACAGACACTTGCTGATCTGGCACAGGCGCTGAACACCGCCGGAGAGAATCTGCAGCACATCTGGGATACTCTGTGGCTGACGATAAAGCTGCTTGGCCTGCAAATCTGGGAAAGCATCACCACAGGCTGGAACAATTTCTGGAAAGGGATTGACCTCGCCTTACGCATGGCAGGCGCGGCGCTGCAAGCAGCATGGTCGGCCTGCTGGCTGATTATCAAGCTGACGGCCATGCAGATTTGGGAGGATGTCACCACCGCATGGAGCAATTTCTGGAAGGGCCTTTCCCTGCTCCTGTCGATGGCAGGGGCGGCGCTGAACGCTGTCTGGACTGCCGCGTGGTCGGCGCTGGCTGATACGGTATCCTCTATTTGGGACGGCATTACCTCTGTGGTGCGCGGCGCGGTCAGCGACATCATCCGCATCATAAACGGCATGATTTCGGCGATTGTTGGCGGTATGAACGCTGTCATCGGTCTGCTGAACGGCTTCAGCTTTGATGTGCCCGAATTTGCACAGGATGCACTGGGCACGGCTAAGGTTGGATTCAACATCGACCCCATCACCGCACCGCAAATTCCCTATCTGGCACAGGGCGCAGTCATTCCGGCAAACCATGAATTTCTTGCTGTGCTGGGTGACCAGACCAACGGCACCAACATCGAGGCACCGCTGGCAACCATTCAGCAGGCCCTCGCAGAGGTTATGGAAGCCTACACAGGGCAGCAGGACATCACGATCCGCTTCGCCGGAGACCTCGCCCAACTGGCCCGGGTGCTCAAGCCCTATATCGACAAAGAGGAGAACCGGCGAGGAGCCAAGCTGGTCACAGGAGGTGTGTACTGATGTTGATTATTGATGGCGAGAAATTCAAAGTCGATGTCCTCAGCTGCAAGCGCACTGCTGACTTTCTGGACAAGCACGCCAAGCGCACCGAGAACGGAGACCTCAAGCGCGAGCTGATCGGCGTGTATTTCAACTACAAGCTGACCATTGCGCCGGGCATCGACCGCGCGGAGTATTCCCGGTTTTGGGACAAGATCACCGAGCCGGAGGAGTTCCACACGGTCACGGTCCCGGGCACGGACGGAGACTATACCTTTACGGCGTATTTCTCCAATATCGGAGATGAACTGCTCCTGCAGCGAGGAAAAGCCAATTACTGGAAAGGGCTGACGATCAACTTCATCGCCAAGACCCCCGCCAGATTTTAAGGAGGGTCAGCCCCGATGAGAACCAATACGCGCGTGGAGTTCGGCCTTTACGATGTCACCGCCAGAGGCGACAGCGCCCCGAGCTGCACGACCGCAAAGCCTTTTTGCAATCTGGGCCGTGACCTGTTGCTGGAAAGCGTACCGAGCCAAAACAAATACGGCACACTGGAAAGCGAGCAGTGGCTCATGGATGGCAGCTTCTCCTTCTTCCCGGAGATTCCCGAGCAGTATTTCTGGGGGCTGTGGAGCACCACGCAGAGCGACAAGAGCGGCGTGTTTTCTGACCCGCCTGTGTTGGACATCACCTTCACGCAAGACCACAGCAGCAGCGGCCTCACGCTGCATTTTTACAGCCCGACAGAGGACTGGGCCAACCGCATCAAAATCCAGTGGTTCAGCCAAGACGGAGGGCTTATCTCTACGGCGCTTTTTTACCCGGACGCGGTCGATTATTACTGCGCCAAGAAAGTAGAGAATTACCGCCGCATTCGCATTCATTTTCTTGAGACAAACCGCCCCGGGCGATACCTCAAGCTGGCGGGCATCGATTACGGTGTCTACCTGCATTTTAGCGGACACGAGATCGTGGGCGCCCATGTTTTGGAGGAATGCGACCCCCTCAGCTCCGAAATCAGCATCAACACGCTGAACGTGTCGCTGTACAACAAAGAGGGCCGCTTTTCCATCTTAAACCCCGAAGGATATTTTGATGTTCTGCAGCACAAGCAGAAATTCACGGTCTGGGAGGATGTCAAGCAGGACGCACGCAGCACAGGCAGCGTGAGTTATTGCATGGGCACATTTTATCTCTCCGACTGGAGCAACAGCGGCGACACGCTGGCGGACTTTTCGGCAGTCGATGCCATAGGCCTGCTGGATGGTGCACCGTTCGATGGGGGCATCTACGACACCACCGCAGCAGAGCTCGCAGAGGCGATCCTGACAGGGTACAGCTACACCTTAGACGAGAGTCTGGCCGCAGAGCGAGTGCAGGGGTACATCGCCGCAGGGACGCGCAGAGAGGCCCTGCAGCAGCTCGCATTTGCCATAGGCGCTGTGGTCGATTGCAGCCGAGGCGAGCTTATACGCATCGCCCCTGCGCCGTCCAAGGCCAGCGGCATGATTACCTACGATCGCAAGCTGCAGGACGGTAGCAAGGTGACGCTCAATCCGCTGATTACCGCTGTGGCAGTGACCGCTCACCGATACCTGCCGGGAGAATCTACCGAGGAACTGTACCGAGACACCCTCGACCCGGGCATCTACCGGGTGACCTTCAACGCCCCGGCAGTCGTGGACAGCCTGACCGTCACGGGCGCAGAACTCACCGAGAGCGGCGTCAACCTCTGCACCTTGACGGTCGCCAAGGCGGGCGAGGTCTGTGTCACAGGCCGCAAATACACCGACAGCACGGTCGTCCTGAGGCGCACAGCGGCGAACCTGCCGCCCAATGCGCAGGACAATGAGCTGACCGTGATAGATGCCACGCTGGTAGGCCCGAGCCGCGCAGAGGCCGTGGCCGTGCGGGTGCTGGAGCATTACGCGCAGCGATACGAGCAGAACTTCTCCATGGTCGCCGGTGATGAAAAGCTGGCCGACAGGCTCATCATTCAGAGCTTCGGCGGCGAGATGGTGCGAGGGGTGCTCACAAAGCTGGAATTTGATTTGACCGGTGGCTTTTTGGCAGACGCCAAGGTCATCGGGCGCAGACTTACCAGCAACGCAGCCGCCTACGCTGGCGAAATCCACGCCGGAGAAAGGAGCCTGATCTGATGTGGCAGCAGCCAATCTACGACCGCACCAAAGCGGATGTATCCGCAGGCGCGGATAAGTGCTATATCAACGCGGCACTGCTGAACCGGATAGAGGGCAACTCCGCTTATCTGGCAGAACTGCTGGGGCCTAAAATCCAGACCAAGACATGGACCCCAACCGACCTGCTGACGCGCAGCGAGATGGAGCGCATCCTGCAAAACATCCAGACTCTGCGCGATGCCTACCATACCCTGCCGGGAACACCGACCCTGCCCGAGACGCCCAGCACCCTGTACAGCGACATCAATACGATGGAACAGGTGCAGTGGAGCATGTACGAGCTTTGGCGCAGAAACGCACAACGCAGCTACACCGGCGAAATCTGCGCCGGACAGACGATTGGAGTGATCTGATGTACGAACGAAAAGTATGGGTCAATCGCCAGAGCGAACACCCCGCTCGGCGCAAGCTGACCCCGACCGGCAATGATGGCGAGTACGATGTTTCCCGCTCTGAGGGCATCATCATGGAAGATGGCGATGCCTTCGATGCCGACACGATGAACGATTTGGAACGCCGTGTGGCGGCAGGATTCACCGAGCTGGACCCCACAGGCGCAGGCGGCGGTGATGTGACCGTGCAGCCATACACCTGCGAGAAGAAGAACGGTGTATATGCGCTGGTCGGCAACGGCGCAGTAGGCCGTTGCAAGATTCCCGCGTCTTGGGCGGCAGGCGACAGCTTCACGGTCAATGGCGCAGCGGTTCCGGCCTATTGTGGCGCAGACGCAGTGGACGGAGACACCATCGTCAAGGGCAGATGGGTGCTGTTTTTCTACGATGGAACGCAGCTAAATTTTAACGGCGGCGGTGGCCTCAGCACCACGAAGCTGGCACTCGCCACCGCCACCGAGGACAATGTGCTGGCAGGGAATAAGTTTTACGCGGGCAGCAAGACCATCAAAGATGGCACGCTTACACTGACGGGCAATGTCACCGCAGACAAGATGCTGGAGGGGAGCAGCGGCTATGCCGATGACGCACACAGCATCGTGGCGGGCCGCATGCCGAACCGAGGCAGCTGGGGGGCAACGCTCTCCCCCGGCGGCGTGGCGACCGTCCCCTCCGGCTACCATGATGGGAGCGGGCAAGTTACTGCAAGACCTCTGCGGTTTTTAGACCTTGGCGTTGGGCAGAACTTTAATGTCGCGGCAGTCTTTTCGGATTACCGAAGTCTGACAGTTGACAATTTTGTTGTGTACAGCGTCAGCTCGGCACACACAGGCAACTCGGCGTGGCACCACATCGAGCGCATGAATAAAAGCTATAACGCCGCATCCGGTAAGTTTAATTGCTCTGTGGTGCTTGGCGAGTATTCCGATGCCTATGGCGGGCCGACAAACTACGCATACGCAAGTGTGGGCGTTAAAATCGTGTATTAAAGGAGTGTGAAACCATGAGAGAGCCGATCGTAATCAACGCCGAAACGCGAGAAATCACAGTTCCCGAGGCAGAATGCGCCTTCGGCGTGGCCGGTGAGCGCAATGTCGAGGTCAAGCACATCCGCATCGAGGGACGCACCGTAGATGGCACCGACCTCACGCAGGGCTTTTCTTGGAAAGTCAGCTGCGAGAACGCAGGCAAAGAGCTCTGCGCCGACCTGATTGACGGCATCGTTGCCGATGCAGGCAATATCGAATTTGACTGGATTGTAGGCGCGGCACCGATGGCGTACAAGGGTACGATGCACTTTGCTGTATGCGCTGTGCGCGTGGACGCAGCAGGCAATATTCTGCAGGAATGGCACAGTGAGATGGGCGCGGGCGTTGTCGGCAATGGCATCGAGGCCACCATTCAGAATATCGGCGGGCAAGACCTGCTGGCGCACATCCAGTCCATCACGGCAGCCGCTCAACAGAACGCGGCTGCCGCGCAGAGAGACGCCGCCGCTGCCGCCAAGAACGCCGAGGACGCGGCCGACAGCGCCGCAGAGGCGCTGAACAGCAAAAACGCTGCCGCTAAGAGCGCAGAGAACGCGGCTGAGAACGCCAAAGCCGCTGGCGATGCGGCAACTAAGGTTATCAAGGAGGGCATCGCCGAGAAGCTGACGGAGATGCAAAACATCCAGAAGGACGTCTCGACCAAAGCCGAGACAGCCGAAACGGCGGAAAAAAATGCGGACACCGCCAAAGCTGCGGCGCAAAACGCGCAGAAGGCTGCCGAGAAGAGCGCGGGCA